ACGTCATAAAGCGCCTGAGCCGATTGCCTGTACCAACCTTTCTTTGCCAGCCCAGCTTGAGCTACGGTCGCCATCTCCCTCGCTGCGGGGAAAGTGTCCATGAAATTTAAAAACGACGCTGCCGATTTTTTGTTTGCCAGCTTTGCCAGCTCCGGCACTGTCAGGTCTTTGGCGTACTGCTTCTGCAACACGCTTTCATCGTCAATGATTCTTGCGAGCTGTGGGGGTGTGTCCTTGGCTTGAGCCAGTTCTGCTTCAGGACCAAAACCAGTACGGCCAGTTAACAGACCGCTGGCGTCAGTAGTTAATGGATCCACGATCGAGGGTGGCATTTTGCCTAGCGCCCTGATTCCTTTGATTGCGCCACCCAAACCGATCGCGCCAAGACCCTGAAACAGAAGGTTTAGGTAATCGCCTTGCGCCAAGTTCTCAGCAGCGCTTGGAGAGCGTGGGTAATCGGAACTGGCCATATCCTTGATCGTTACGCTGCGATCGGTAGGAAATTCTGGATACAAACCAAGAGTGTCTGTGGCACCTAAAGGATCTGCAAACCCGCCAGCTATGTTTGCTAACTGGGCAGGAGTAAAAATGTCTTCACGCTCAACACCAGCTTGCTCTCGGATCATGTCACCCACAGAGCCGCCGAGGCTGTAGCCGAAGATGTCTTCATCCTCAACCGAGCCGCCTTCGTTGAAATTAATAACGGTATCTGGCGGCGGCCTCCTCATAAGATCTTCAAGCTTTTTATCTGCAATTCGCTCCGCCTTTTCTAGAGCTAATCTTTTTTTTCTGGACTGATAAGCAGATGGATATTTTTTGCCCTTAAATCCACGTTTTGGTGTTTTTTGGGTTCGAGTGGCCGGACCTCCCATTCCACCAAGTGTGGGCATTTCCAGTTGATAACCAGCATTCATATAAGATTGGACAACCTCAAAGTCCGGCGGAACCTCAACCACTGAGCCGCCAACAGGATCAACCATGCGTACTGGATTTTCTTGGGAAAAATTAAAGGTAGAGGGTGCGTTTAACGCATCAAACTCCTCTCTAGCGCCACTAACCAGTGGATCGCCCTTTTGGGAAGTAGAAAATATTATTTTTCGGTCAATTAGGTTCCCTTGGGGGTCAAACTTATCCACAGTCATGTGGTCGCGGCTGAAAATGTCTATGTCATCTATTTTTTCAGCCATTCGTACTCTCTTTCGGCATCTGTTTTGGACGCAATAGTATTTTTGGGCCTACGACCAACAAATCTTCTTTTTACCTCAAGACCAAACGTAGGCGGACCCGATCCACCATCTCGTCTAAAAAAATTTAGAGCCGGTCGATCATCTGTTTCAGGTTTAATATTGAATGTGGTCGTTCCTTGCGATGGGTAATCTGTGCGAGTTCTTCTCTGTAACCCTTCAACCAAGGACACAATCCCGCTTTTGTCAGATAGTTTATCTTCACGCGACTGATATATTCGCCTAGACTCTTCTTGCTCTCGCATTTGTTCGCTAAATAATTCAGCATTAGATCGCTCTCTGCCATAACTCAGGTAATCGGCTATATAACTAGCTTCTGCCTGACTGTAGGGAGCAAAATAAGATTGAGCGCGTGGCGGCATGCCTTGTTCGTATTGCTCATACAATAAATCTTGATATCTTGGCAATTCATTTATACTAATATCGCCGTCAATAACAAGCTGATCTATTTCTTCTTTTGCTTTTAAAAATCTTTGCTTTACTTTATCCCTGCTCATAAATCCTTCAGGGTCTGAAATATATTTTTTTAAAGAATCAGGCTTAAAGTTGCCGTAAGAACCCAGCTCCACTTTTGTGCCACCTGAGCTTCCAGAAGAAGGTGCAAAAATGTCTATGTCATCAAGCTGCGGCATCGAAACCTAACCTGCCATATATATCCCAATTGAATTTGAGTATGCTGAGCCAATCATCAAAGGTCAACACGGTCGTTAATTCGTTATTTTTTTCCAAATCAGTGTTAATAGCGTACACAGGCAAACACACCCGTACCCCTTTACGGTTAAATTTATAAACCAGCACAGGAATTTTGTTGGCGCAGGAGTCACACGCCTGTTGCCACCACTCATCCTTCCACCACCAGCCCTCTTTGTAGAATTTGCACTCAACAGCGTGGTAAGGAATATCTATATCGGTAAGATTTTTGGTCTGATACTGGGATAAGTTGCGTTTGCAATCAAAAATGATGTCCTGATCTACAAAAAAATCGTTGAGGCGATTCACAATCTCCCTCTCAAACGCCGCGCCTTTGTTTCTGGAGTCGGCCATTTTTTTTACCAAAAATTTTTTGCGATAATAATCTTTTTCGGGTTAAATTCAAACGTCCTGATGTTGCCGGACCCCTAGGCAACCTTCCCGCCGGATTCTATCCTGCAAGCAAATAGGACCGGCGGGCTTTTTCCCATGTATTTTTTTGAGTATTGAATGCGCTTAACTCAGCTATAGCGTTACCGCCATGGCCGCTCAGCGCTGCGGGGGTGTAGGGGGGTCAAATCAGCCCCAGCCACCCGAAAACGCCGCCCCATAGGGATCCTACGGCCTCCTGTGCGGTCCTGACGTCACCTCACTGCACAGTGCCGTGTGTCGTTGTGCAAGAGTTTGCACACTTGTGCAGAGGGAATTCCCCTTAAAAATCAACAACTTACGCGAATTTTTGGATTTTTCGAGGATTTCCAGCCCCCGACGGCGGGGCGCGGCCCTCCGCTATGTTTGAAAGACTAAAAGTCCTTCTGAGATATGTCTGTATCAACGCCCAGCAATTTGCCAAGTCTTTCCTTGATGTCGTCACGGTTCATAGCGTCGACATTGGCGTTGATGTTGAGGTTCTGCGATCGGTTAATGGATAAACCAGCGAGTTGGTTCAGCTCTTTGATGGCTGAAACCGCAGCATTGAAGTGTCCGCTTTCAAAACTAGTTTCGGCTATCTTCCAAAGCATCGTCCCAGTTTTTTCAGGAGTAATGCTGTACTTCTCGCGCAGCTCCTCCTGTCTGATCCTGATCGCTTTGGTTACATTGGGATAGTCCTTGCCATTGAGCATGCGGTTAGCTGCTGAGCTTGGAAACTCGTAACCTGCTCGTCTTGCTGCTTCAGTTTGAGCGCAAGCTCCTTCAGTGTAGTGCCAGACAAATGCAGCTTGCATTGCAGTCAGGTTGTTCTCTTCATCCTTCTCGAAGTTGGCTGGCACACTAACCAGTTGTGGTTTTTCTTTCTTAGGACGACCAGCCATTTTGTCTCGCTATCTTGTTGAACACTTTCTTTGCTTCTTCCCAACCGTAGGGTGTGTCACCGTGATACTCACGCTCTTCACAATTTGCAATGTACCAACGGTGAAGGTTCTCATCGTAATCCAGATCCTTGTTGTAAACAAACTTGTTCATTCTTGCTTCCTGTATCTCCGAGCGTAGTGATTGCACACATGGCTCCATACCAGATCCTTGATACTGTCGCGCTCTTGATCTGTCAAGCTTTCAGTCAGCAGGTTGTACTCGTCCCTCGCGGCCTCTGTCATCTTGTGTACGAGTTTATCTGCGATCTGCCGTGGTTTAACCGAATGAAACATTTAGCCTCCTTGTAGCCAATCAGGGTACAGGGCAGCAGGGTACAGCTACTTTGAAACACTTAGAGACTTAAAAAACCCAAAGTGTACTGTGCGCTCTCTCTATATAGTATATATATATATATATAAATATAGTAGAACAATACCCTATACCCTCTTCTACTCCTTTCCTGTTATATATCAATGGTTTAGCTCAGGGTATCCTTGTTTTCGGTATACCCTGTTGCTACCCTGTTTTTCCTGTCTTTCTCATCGAAAAGTTGTTCCAACCAATCTACGAGTCGTTGTATTGCTTTCTGCAACCATTCCATGGTTAAAAGCTGGGATAGTTCATGTCATTGCCATAACCGCCCGTGTCCATGTTCTTGGGCTTCTCATAGTCCAAATCATAGACCTTCTTGCCATTCGACTTGCGTGGCTCGATGCCCCGCTCTGCCAACACACGGCTCGCATCCTTGATGTCCGGCATCCGGGGGTTCGTAATCCCCAGATCCCGTAACAGCGTGGTCATCTGTACTGGCTTGCAGTTGTTACTGTCAAACCGCACATAGTTGAGTATCAGATCCTCCACGCTGCTTTGCGCCCTGAAGGACTCGTTCTGATCCTGTAGAGCTGCCCGCTCTTCGGGGGTGAGAAACCAGTTTTTAACGTCGGGTTTATATAAAGTCATTGCTACCTCTGCCCATAATTGCTGCATATCTATGCTGTGATTGATGTTGATATCCTTCACTGGTATCGCCCAAAATCGTCGATTTCCGCTCGTATCAGTGAGGAATTCCCTAGCATTCACGCTCGCATAAAACGCTGTGCGCCTCTGGTAGGTCGTCGCCGCCCTGTCATAGGGTAAGCGCATCTCATCCGTCTTCTTGGTTATGAATGCCTTCAGCATGTCCAGATCGGCCTTCTTAAAGGTCGACTCAAGTTCCCCCAGTTCTACAATCCAATGGCTTACTGCTTGCTTCACACTATCCTTGTCTGTCGGATTGAGCGTTGCACCCTCCAGAAGCCACCCTTGCTCGTAATCAGCGAGTTTTTTGAACCACAGGGTCTTTCCCAACCCCTGAGCGCCTTGCAGGACTAGGATGCCCTCCAGTGCGACGCCATTCGGTTCCAGCGCTGCTGCTACGCAAGAGATTAACCACTTACGCATCAATGTCTCTTTCAGTTCTTTGTTCCTCTCCTCTGTAATCGTGTCTAGAAACTCCTGTAATCGGTTCTGACCGTCCCATGGCCTACTGAAGATCCATTCCTTCACCGGATTGTATTCGTTGGCTAGGATCTTGATGTAGTCCCTGACACGGGTATGTGGCACCGCCATCTGTATACAGCGGTCCTCAATTTCAATAAGGCTGGCTTCCTCCTTCATGTCGCTAATGAACTTCATGTTGGGAATGTCTATCTCCATCCTCTTCTTGATCACGTTGTAGTTGACCGTGATCTTCTCAGTAAGCATGACGCCCCTGACATTGTCCTTTGTATTGAGCGCCCGCCCTGAGCTGTTCCGCATGAAGTCAAACTCTGTCGGAACCTCGACTGCCTTCATCACCGGGAGCATATCTTCGCTCAGCTTGTGATCGTTGTAGTCACCGCCCGTGGCTGGCATCAGTATCTGCGTCTGCCCACCCTCATTCTTGATCTGCTGTGCGGCTTTCTCAGCCTCTGTCTGGCC